ATGAAGTCGAAAGGCTACCGCATGGGCGGCAAGGTCAAGAAAAAAGGTGACAAGGTGGGCGGCAAAATCTAAGAATGGCCTATCTACAATCTAACATCCCGCACTTTAAGTGCTGGGTGCGGCGTGAATACACGCACAACCATGAGAAATACCACGGGGAGTTTCTTCATGCAATGGTGATTGGTGTCACTACGATGCCGTGTAGGTGCTTGAGTTTTCAAGTTATTTTTACAGGCATAGAAGCGGAAGGCGAAGAAGAGGACACGGTGCATGGTGGTGCAATGTGGGCTCGCATGCCGATTACCGCTTTAGTAGGCGATATCCCATTAGAAGAGTGGCCCGACGCCATGCCGGTGTGGGCCGCACAGCCTTGGGATTGTAGCTCACACCACCACGCGGTCTACGTTTTGGATCGAGCTACGCCTTGTCCTTGGTTAGCCAAGATCGACGGTGAAATGTACCCGGCAAAGTATTTGTTTACCGTGGACTACACAGAAAGCGAGATTGCGGATGATCCAGCCCAGCACAAGCAAAGTCATGTTTTGCAGTTGCTCGACGCAGGAAGTTGGACCGGCAATATAGTGGCTCTGCCTAATAACAGGGTGCGTGTTACTCATCCGGCATGGTTCGAAACAGGAGAGGGTGGACCAGATTTTAAGCCATCTGCGCATATACATTACTCAAAATCCGATTTAGATTACACGCTTGATGTAAACCAAATTTTTGATAACTTATACAATGACAACTAGCAGCAGCAAAAACTTCGAATTAGACGTTGCCGAATATGTTGAAGAGGCATTTGAACGCTGTGGGCTAGAGGTTCGCACGGGCTACGATTTGAAAACCGCCCGTAGGTCGTTGAATTTGTTGTTTGCAGATTGGGCAAACCGTGGGCTCAATCAATGGACGATTGAACAAACTACTATAACCCTAGCAACAGGCATAACAGAGTACCCCGGCGGTACTTTGACAATGACTGTTGGAGGTTCGGGTTCTTTCTCCGTAGCCGAAACCATCACGGGTGGCACTAGCGGCGCCACGGCGTCGATTACTAGCAAACCTAGTTCTACTACGCTCGCGATTACAATACCAAGCGGCACTTTTTCGGCTTCTGAAACCATCACGGGTGGCACCAGTGCGGCTACGACGACGGTTAGTGCGGCGGTTGATTTCGGTGACGTGCGAAGTACCATTGACATTTTGTCGGCGGTTGTCACGAGAGACAGCACCGATTTCCAAATAGAACGTGTAAGTCGGTCTAGCTACCTCAACATCCCAAACAAAGCTCAAACCGGTAGGGTGAACGAGTTTTTCTTAGACAGACAGATTACGCCGATATTGAAAGTTTGGCCTGCGCCTGAAAACAATACGGACGTCGTGAAGTTTAATCGATTGACTCGTATTGACGACGCCGATACCAACACCAACACTGTTGACGTCCCCTTTCGTTTCTACCCTTGTTTGACCGCTGGTTTAGCGTATTACCTAGCTATGAAGCGTAACCCTCAAATGATGGGTGTATTGAAGCAGGTGTATGAAGAAGAAATGCAACGCGCGATGGACGAAGATCGTGATCGTGCTTCGTTACGAATTAGCCCGTCGTACGATTACTACAGGACCTAACGATGTCTGGTTTCGCTAACGGCAAAAACGCATACGGTATCTCCGATCGCTCTGGCTTTCGATACAAACTGCATCGTATGAAAAAAGAGTGGAACGGCTCTCTGGTAGGACCGGATGAATACGAAGCCAAGCAACCTCAATTGTTTCCACCACCGAATGTCAGCGACCCGCAGGCGATTAGGAATGCTCGTCCAGACCGGGTAGAACCTTTGGTGATTACGGTAGGTGTGCCTTTGTTGACTGAAAAACGATTTATTCCTGTCAAAGCTACAGGTCAAGTCGGCAACGTCGAGGTATCTACGCCATGAGCTTTACACTTGCTACCTTGAAAACTGCTGTGCAGGACTATTGTGAGACGGCAGAAACTACGTTTGTAAACAACTTGCCGGTTTTCATCAAAGAAGCAGAAGAGCGCATACTCAAAAACATTGAGTTGCCTTTCTTTCGTAAGAACGTGACAGGCACCGCTGCGTCAGGCAACACGTATTTGTCGACGCCTACTGACTTTCTGAGCCCATACAGCTTGGCTTTGATATCCAGTAGTGACTACGAGTACTTATTGTTCAAGCAAGTTTCTTTCATACGGTCGTATACACCGAACCCGGCGACTACGGGCATACCGAAATATTACGCTTTGTTTGACGATACGACGTTTATTCTAGCGCCAACACCGAACACGACCTTTACTTTTGAACTGCATTACAAGTATCGGCCCGATTCTTTAACAGCGGGTGCTGATAGCGGGACCACTTGGCTTTCAACCAACGCGCCTGACGCAATGTTGTACGGCTCTTTGGTTGAGGCGGCTACTTTCCTCAAGATCCCCGAGGAAGCAGCGGCATACGATCAGCGTTTTGCGCAAGCAGTAGCGGCGCTGAAAGCTCTGGGCGAAGATTATGGCGCTAGAGACGAGTATCGTTACGACATTTCAAAAGGTAGATAGACATGTTTGCTGCTGTTTCTGAGTCAGGGTTAGGTCAAGTTTCTGTTGCAACAACAACAAACAAAGGCCACGACCCGGAGTTTTGGGCCCAAGCCATATCGGACAGGGTTGTGAGCGTTGGTGGTAATTGTCACCCGGTTATTGCAGAGCAAGCAGAGGCGTTTAAAGAAGCGGTGAAAGTCACGGCTTTGTATTATATTAAGGAAGCGATAAAAAGCGACCGAACCACACTTATAGGTGAGTTGGAAAAACAAGGCCAGAGTGAAATGGCTAACATAATCAGGAGACTATAATGGCTATTACAACAGCACTATGCACCAGTTTCAAACAAGAAATACTGGAAGCCGTTCACAATTTTAAGAACTCTGGTGGCAGCACTTTTAACCTTGCGCTATACACAAGCTCTGCAAGCTTGGGCGCTGGTACAACTGCATATACGACTTCAAACGAAGTATCGGGCACCAACTATACCGCCAAAGGTGCGTCTCTGACGCGGGTTGACCCTAGTACGTCGGGAACTACAGCACTCACAGACTTTGCAGACCTGACATTTTCAAATGCAACAGTGACTGCGAGAGGCGCACTGATATTCAATGACAGTGCTTCGGGCGATCCAGCAGTGTGTGCGCTTGATTTTGGCGGTGATAAAACATCGACTGCTGGTGATTTTACCATTCAGTTTCCTGCAGCTGATGCATCTAACGCGATAATAAGAATCGCTTGAGATGTTGTGGCCCAACAAACTCAACAGAGGCGGATGACCGAAGAAGAGTATTTAGAATGGGTCAAACAGCAGCAAGATCAAAGTCATAACCAATAGGATTTAACGTGTGGCGAATGTTACTGGCTGGGGTAGAGGCACTTGGGGCCAAGGCACATGGGGTGAACCAATCCCAGTTGTTGTCACGGGTGTCGCAGGGACTTCAGCCGTTGGCACAGTTACAGTTGCGGCAGCAGCTAATACTTCGGTTACAGGCGTTGCAGGAACGAGCGCAGTTGGATCTGTCACCGTTGCGGCAGCAGCTAACACAAGCGTCACGGGCGTTGCAGGCACAAGTGCAGTCGGTTCAGTCACGGTTACTGCAGCCGCTAACACGTCAGTTACAGGCAATGTGGGAACGTCTGCAATCGGTACGATCACCGTTGACGCCGCAGGAACAGCCGTTGTCACAGGCGTTTCTGGAACGGCCTCCGTCGGATCGATTACAACAGACGCCGCAGCGAATGTATCCGTTACAGGTAACGCTGGAACGTCTGCGCTTGGTACTATCTCGCTGGTTACAAACAACGTCATCAGCGTTTCAGGGTTTGAACTTACATCGGCGATTGGAACTGTCACTGCGACTGCAGCGGCTGATGTTGCTGTTACAGGTGTGTCTGCTGATGGCTTGTGTGGCGGCGCGTTGGTTTGGGGAAAAGTTGTTCCGGGCCAAGACGCAAGCTGGTCTACTATTGATGACAGTCAAACGCCAAATTGGGAAGAGGTAGCATAGTGGTTCGTAAAGTTAATAAAGTAATTAAAGGTTTAGAGAAAGCCTCTAAGACTCACAAGAAGCAAGCAGAAACGCTCAAGAAACATGTGGCTTCAATGAAGAAACCAAAGGCTAAAAGTCGGAGAAAGTAAATGGCAACCTATGTAAATGACCTTCGATTGAAGGAAATCGCCACCGGGGACGAAAGCGGAACTTGGGGCACGAGCACAAATACTAACCTCGAACTAATCGCAGAGGCATTTAGCTTTGGCACAGAAGCAATCACGACTAATGCGGATACTCATACCACTACTATTGCTGATGGTTCTACTGATCCCGGTAGGAGTATTTTCCTTA